AGTTATTGAAAATGCTAGTGTAGGGTTTGGATCAATACAAAGCGCAATTGATAGAGGTTATAAAAATCTATATTACACATTTAGAAATGAAGGGGTTACAGACGCCACAACTCAACTAACTAAAGGCTATGACTTAAAAGATAAAAGCCAAATGACACCAGGTTTTACAACTTCTGCAAAGACCAGACCACTTTTAATTTCCAAGCTTGATATTTATTTAAGAGAAAAAGGGTGCATAATCAAGTCCAATAGATTATTAGAAGAGCTTAGAGTTTTTATTTGGAACGGAAGTAAAGCAGAAGCTCAAAGAGGCTATAACGATGACTTGGTAATGGCATTTAGCATAGGAATGTGGGTAAGAGATACGGCACTAAAATTAAAACAACAAGGTATAGAGCTAGATAAATTAGCAATAAGTAAAATTGCAAAAGGATCTGGCGGAATATACACAAATACAGGTTTAAATAGTAACCCATGGCAACATAAAGTTGGCGGTAAGGACGAAGATTTAACCTGGCTAATTAAATAGGTTATGGAGTAAAAATTATGGCAGACAAAACATTTTTTGGAAAATTAAAAAACGCGTTTTCAACATCAACAGTAGTTAGAAAGGTTGGAGATAATAAATTAAAGGTAGTTGATCCGTCAAGGCTTCAATCTTCCGGTAATTTAGCATCTAACTCTTTAGTTGATAGATTTAATAGGATACATACAAGTGGTACAACTGATAGTGTATATAATCCAAACAATGCCTTTGCTCAAATGAGGCTAGAGTTATTTTCAGAATATGAATCTATGGACAGTGACTCAATCATATCATCAGCATTAGACATATATTCAGATGAATCAACAATAAAAAATGAATTTGGAGACGTTTTAAAAATATCAACCGGCAAAGAAGAAATAAAAGAAATATTAAATAATTTATTTTATGACGTACTAAATATTGAGTTTAACCTTTGGCCATGGATAAGAAATATGGTTAAATATGGAGACTTTTACCTAAAAATGGATATTTTAGAAAAGGTTGGTGTAACTGGCGTACAACCAATATCTGTGTATGAAGTTGTTAGAGAAGAAGGAACAGATCCATCAAAACCTGAATACGTTAGGTTTATGCATGACCCTTCGTTTGGTGGATCAACAAATTACCATAAAGCTGCCGGCTCAAAAACATATTTTGAAAATTACGAAATAGCCCATTTTAGAATGCTTAGTGATACAAACTTCTTGCCATATGGAAAATCTGTTTTAGAAGGTGCTAGAAAAACTTGGAAACAACTAACTCTTATGGAAGATGCAATGATGATTCATCGTATTATGAGAGCCCCATCAAAAAGGGTTTTTAATATTGATATAGGTAATATTCCTCCGTCAGAAGTTGACAATTACATGCAACAAGTAATAAATAGAATGAAAAAAACGCCATACGTAGATCAAAATACTGGAGACTATAACCTTAAATTTAATCTACAAAACATGTTAGAAGATTTTTATCTACCTACAAGAGGTGGTAATAGCGGAACAGGAATAGAAGATCTTGGCGGATTAGAATGGACAGGTACCGATGATATAGAATATCTTAAAAATAGAATGATGGCAGCTTTAAGAGTACCAAAGTCTTTCTTAGGTTATGAAGAAGCTGTGGATGGAAAAGCAACCCTTGCAGCACTAGACGTTAGATTCGCAAGAACAATCGAAAGAATACAAAGAATTGCAACATCAGAACTAACAAAAATAGCTCTTGTGCATCTATATACTCAAGGATATACTGATGAAGACTTGGTTGATTTTAAACTGGAACTCACAAACCCATCAACAATATATGAACAAGAAAAAATTGAGTTATGGTCATCTAAAAATAGATTAGCAGATGATATGAAAACTGGTCAAATGTTATCTGAAGATTGGGTATATGATAAAATATTTGGTATGTCTAAAGAAGAAGTTAATCTTGAAAGAGAAAAAGTTGTTGAAGATAGCATACAAAAATTCAGAAGGGATAAAATAGAATCTGAAGGAATTGATCCAGCAAAAGAACCAACAGTTGCAGAAGAAATTAAGGAAAAAAATAAAAGAGATAAGCTCAGATCATCTGGAGATACTAGAAAAACCAGAGGCGGAAAAACTGACACAGATGTAGGAAGACCTGTTGAAGGAGATTATTACGGTACGGATAATGGTGTACGTGGGAGAGATCCACTTGGTAACGAAACAATGAAAAGAGACGTTAAAAATAGAGATAGAGGAATTAAGCAAAAGTATAAAGGTGGAAACCCTTTAGCAAAAGAAATTGCAAATTCTATAGATTTATTTAAAAATAAACGATCTATACTAAAAGAAAAGGCTGATATGTTAGATGAGTCTAATTTAATAGATAAAGACTTAACATAACAGAAATTTTAATATATTTATATATGAATATAAGTATGTACTGAAAAGGGAGACTTTTTGTGTCAAAAAAAATAAAACATTCTAAGGTAAAAAACACTGGCGTGTTATTTGAACTACTAGTTAGACAAATAACAACAGATACCTTAAACGGGGCTGAAACATCTCCAGCATTAAAAATAGTAAAAGAGTATTTTGGAAAAAAGTCTACTCTAAAAAAAGAATTAGATTTATACAACTCTTTAATACGAGAAAAATTTATTGCTGGTAAAAAGGCTGAAAAGTTTTTGGACGTTGTCATCACCGAAAGAGCAAAACTATCTCAATCAGTATTAAAAAGACAAAAATATAATTTAATAAAGGAAATAGGAAAAGAGTATAAATTAGAGTCGTTTTTTAAAACAAAAATAAACAACTATAAAATTAATGCTTCTATTTACCAATTATTTGAATCTATTGGATCCTCTAAGGTAAACGACCCTAAAAATATTATAACGTGTAGAGAAACTATTGTTGAGCACATAGGATCTACTGCTCCAAAATCTTCACAGGAAAAAGTAATCAAAGAATATTCTAAGCAAGATAAGTCCATGCGACTATTAAGTTATAGGGTTCTTTTGGAAAAATTTAACGAAACATATGGAAATACTTTAAATACTCCTCAAAAAACATTACTTAAAAAATATATAAGCGGCCAAAGCGAAAAACTAACAGAGCACATAAATTTAGAAGCAAAAAAATCTTCTGTGAAAATTAATAATTTTGCAAATAAAATAAACAATAAGATAACTTCAATTAAATTAAAAGAAGTGTCAAATCAACTGAAAAGAGTTGAAAAAGCAAGTATAATATCAGAGTCATATTTAATAACTATGATGAATGTTTATGAATTACTAGAGGAATTTAAAAATGTCAATAAGTAAAAAATTAAAAGAAATAATTGACGAAATACTCTGTGAAGATTGTGAAGGCGTAGACGAGGAAATAGAAGAAGCTTCTACAACATCTGGTGTACCGGGCTACCAAACACCATATGCGTTTTCAGATGATGATGAAGAATCAAAATCTAGACGAAATAAAAATGCAACAAATAGTACTGGATACAAAGTTGTTGGCGAAATATACGATCAAAACTATGTATCATTTAAAAAAGACGAAACAAAAAATTCTAAGCAAAAAGTAAATGGCGCCATAAAGGAAATAAATAAGCGTTTATTTCAAATAGAAAGAATAATAAACAGGACAAACAAGCTAAAAAAAGAAGCTGGAGTAGCAAGCGGTAATTATTGGAAATCTACAGGACCAAGAATAAATAAAATAGCTGAAAGATTATTAACTGTTTCTAGAAAATTAAGAGAAATAGCAGGGTAAATATGGAAAAACAATTAACTTGGCAACAGTTTAGAAATGATATTAAAAACAAAACTTTCATGCATGAGGGAAAAAACGTTAAAGGGTGGGATTTGCCTATGAATAAGCAAACTAGACTGTACTCAGACTTAATGAATAAAATAGCTACAACCTCAGCATATATAAATAGCGGGATAAAAAATGTCTAAAACATTATTGATAGATTACACTCCATTTGAGGTCAGCCCACAGATGATAAATGAGTCTGAAAAGAAAAATAACGGTAGAGTTATTGTTACTGGTTGCCTACAAAGAGCGGATGCAAAAAATCAAAATGGAAGAACATATCCTAAGAATATTTTAATGCGTGAAGTAAAAAACTATACAAATGTTCAAATTAAAGAAAGACGAGCACTTGGAGAATTAGACCACCCGGAAAGTTCAGTTGTTAATCTACAAAACGTTTCTCACAATGTAACTGAAGTATGGTGGAAAGGCGACGATGTAATGGGAAAAGTAGAAATACTTGGTACTCCAGCTGGAAACATACTAAAAGAACTACTTAAGAGTGGAATAAAATTAGGTATTAGTAGTAGAGGATTAGGAAGCGTTGAAGAAATAAACGAAGATCCTGGAACGGTTCAGGTAAAAGATGACTTTGAGCTCATATGTTGGGATTTTGTATCTAACCCTTCTACTCACGGAGCATTTATGGCGCCAACATCAATGAATGAAGGCGTTATTAAAAAAACAATAACCGAAAACAAATATAATAGAATAAATAATTTAGTTTCAGATATTCTTTGTGAAATGACTGGTAAATGCGAAATACCGGCCCACAATAAGAAATCTTGTAGCTGTGGAGGTCACTAATGGGAATGAACGAAAATATAGATAAATTTGGACCGTTTGGTCGATATAATGAAGTAGTAAAAGTAACCAACGGACAAGTACATTTTTCTGCATCTGCAGGAGGATTAGGAAGTGCAGAAAACGGAGGATTAGGTGCAGCTGCATTTATTATCTCTGGCTCGGCTACTAATCTCCACGGATCAGTAACGCTTGCAAAAGGTGGAGTTTTAGAACTAGGAGGAATGCAAGTAGGAGTAATACACGAAATGGGATTATTTAGTGCAAACTCAACAGCAGCAAATACAACAATATACGTATTAAAGAGGTAAATTATGAAATTGAAAAAATTAGTATCCGAAAACAGCTTAAGTCCAGACCAAAAATCAACGTTTATAGAAGCAGTATCTAAATTTAACGAGTTTGGAACAAGCATATATAGAGAAAACAACTTAAGCGAAGTAGTATCATCAATCAAAAAATTATCCGAAAGTGCTGGAAATTATATTGTATCTGAAACAGAAAATTGGTTTGACGGCGTAACCGTAAAAAGAGACGTTAAAGAACTAAAAAATACTACCAATCTTTTTGAAAAAACTGCATTAGAAATGGCAGGATTACAACAAAGACTAGAATCTCTTTACGAAGATCTTGGCGGCAAGCTTGGTAGATACTATGACTTAGACGAAAAACTAGATCCAGTTGGCAAAGAAGATGGTGACATTGATAATGATGGAGATGAAGATAAATCTGACGAGTATTTAGCAAATAGAAGAAAAGCTGTTGGTAAAGCTATAAAAGGCGAAAATTTTAATATATCAGATTGGAAAAAATCACAGGGAATAAAATAATGAAAACATCGACATTCAGAAAATTAGTAAAAGAAGCTATCATAAAGGTATTGGCTGAAAAATCAGGAATAATAACTGAAAAGTTTCAATCTAAAACTGCCAGTAAACTATACAGTAAATTAAAAGGCACAGACGCAAAATTCTTTCAAGCATTTGCTAAAACATATAGTGTAGATTGGGCAAACGCACCAGAAGAAGCTTTCGGTAAAGGTCCGGACCCTAAACTAGTAAACTTCTTTTTTGTAAATAAAGATAAAAAGAATCCATTTGCAAAAAGTGGCTATATGTATGATATGACAATTAGACCAGGACTTATTGGTGTAACTAGAGGAAAAGAAAAGATTCACGTTGGTAGAGACAGATACGACAGAAGTACTGGTAAGACAACATATTCTGCTAGAGGTGAAAAATCTAAAGGACGTAATGCTCCCTCTCCAATGGGAGGTAATGTAGACCAATTACATAACTATAAAAGGTTTGCAGAGGTTGCTGATGAAGTAATTACTATTGACCTTACTAAAATAGGAGATTCTAAAGACTTAAAGGCAAGCAGAGCAGCTGCAAAAGTAGGAGCAACTGCGCTTATTGACGCAAAAACAGTTGGCCAACAAAACAGAAGTAGATATGAAACAGCACTAAGAGATAGATTAGCAAATTCTAGTCCAGGCGACCAAATAATTAAAATGGTAGATGCTGTGACAAAGATGTATAAGGCGTCTGTTGATAAACAATTAGATATGTTAAAGAAGAAAAAAGTTTCTTCTGGTTGGAATGATTCAGCTACTAAAATACAAAGGGCATACAGAGATATACTACAAGATTTCGAGTACTATTTACGTGCAGAAAATAGCGCAGTTAAAGGTGCAGACAGAGATAAAGCCAATAAGTTAAAGTCTGGTGATAAAGAAACTTGGAGTGAAGAAAAATACTATCAAAAAGAAATGCTTAAATATGCAAGAAGTATACAAAAATATTTCAAAACATTAAAAGTAGATCTTAAAAAAGTAGACGCAAGCAAAGACTATATCGATCTTAGATAAAAAATAACAAAAGTGAAATTAAGTGGCATATATTTTTATATGTCATTTTTTTTGTTTATATTAAAGTAATTAAACGTTTAACTAAAAATAAATTTATGCAAAAAAAC